AAATCTGCATATTTGGTGGTGCGTGTTTCTTCCCAAACTTGTGCTTCTACTGTATATCCAGTTAAATCTATCGCAGCATCATTACCATCTTTAAACAGCAAAGGAATACTATGATCTGATCTACGCTGCAACGTAAAATTATATGTACCAGGTTGGATCGCCATAATTAAATTTTGATTACATACATCATAGCTATTGAGCGAGGTCTTGTTTCAGAACTGTTTGAAGTACCACCTCGGTTACTTTGGCTAATGGTTGTGGTGGTAGAGACAGATATTCCTGTAGTTGCATCATTCATGCGATCAGCAGTACCACTGTCTTTCATACCAAACGCTCCACCACTACTTATTAAGTTTCCTAAATTATGATTTATGGTGTGCTTGTGACCAGGATCAGTAACACTTGAACTCGATGAAGCACTTACATTGTGATTGTGCTGACCAAACTGACTAGATTGAGATGAAGCTATGGATCTGCCACTATCAACACCTCTTCCATTATCAAAACCTCTAACAAACTCACCACGCAAATCAGGTAAATTAAACGTACTAGAGCCATTCCCTGCTCCATAAGCCGTTCCAATAACAGCGAATAAAACTGCATAAGTTGACCTGCTTACAGCAGCACCATTACACTCTAAATAACCTGATGGAACCGTAGCTACTGCCATGCAAAATACAGATCCACTTGGTACTCCTGCTACAGTTGTAAACGATAACGCTCCAGAACCATTTGTCTGTAACATCTGACCGTTTGATCCGTCTGCTCCAGGTAATGTGAAAGTTACGTTACTGCTGACAGAAGAAGGTGATTTTAAGGCAACAAAAGGAGCACCGCTAGAATCTTGAAATCTAATAGGTAATCCATTACTCATATCCAATCCAGCGTCACTAATTTCTACTCTTTCAACACCAGCAGTAGCAAAGCCTATAGTATTAGCTCCCACTCTAAATATTCCCGTATCTGCATCTCCATCAAAAGCTATAGCTGGAGCACCTGCTCCTGCACTATCATCAGCCAAAAGCTGACCTGTCATCGTACCACCTGCTCTTGGTAATAATCCTAAGTTGGCAGAATCGACAGAACCTACAGTAACAAAAGCATTATTAGCTGCATTTCTTATTTTTAAATTATTGCTATCTGCCGTATCAACATAAGGCATAAAAGCTGCTGTATTACTAGGATCAGAACCACCACTATTAAGAGTCTTTATCGCATCAAAAACAGCATTAAGGTCACTTCTTACAGAAGCACCTGACGCATTAGCTATGTTGTAGTCTGATACCTGACTCATTTACAGAATACTTTTCTCCATATTACACCCCTTTACCATATCCTACAGCTTGAAATGTGAAAGTTCTATCAACAAAACTAGAACCATTTTTAATATTCACAGTAAATCCTGTACCAGAAACATTAGTCACAGTAAAGAAATCACCCGATTGAGCATTTTGAATTGTTATACCAACAGTAGGTAAGAAAGCATTTGCTCCTCCTAAAGATGAAGTACCAACAAAAAACGGTGTTCCAAATGTCACAGCTTTTGCAGATGTACCAGATGATTGTGGTGCAGTAGAAGTACTGCCTCCTGTCTGATAATTTTGTTCTGTTCTTGATTGAAATTCTGCTGTAAATCCTGCCTGTTGCACATTCATGTTTTGAGCAGTATTTGTAGTTTCTAAAACCAACTTAAATTTAAACCTACGACCTTTAAATGTACCATTGGCAAAGTTATTAAACGATCCAAAACTCCCTGACCCTGCTTGAGATGTTGCTACCTGTATCTGACAGTTTGCTTCATCTGCTGCTGGACCGTCAAAATTACCATCAGTTGCATAATCATCCCAAAGAGATCCACTCGGAATAATAGTTTCTATATCTGTTCCTATATTAAAACCAACAGAACGTATAACTCTTCTTAAATCAAGAGAAAATACAGCACCTAAATCTAATACATCTTTAAAAGCATATTCTCCTGTTGCGTTTGCTGCTGGATTGGTAAGCTGCAATGCACTGGTCGTAGTATTAAATGTTGTATTGGTATCTACTCCTTGAAATGCTGGGCTATCTAAATCTTCTCTATCCTGTAATATAACCTGAGTATCAATAAGATCAGGTAAATCCTGTATTACGCTGGCTTCTCCTGTACTAAAATTACCTTGGTCATCTTGAAATTTAAGAATATACTCTCCTTCTAAAGAAGGAACAACAACATCTGTAGTATTACCAGCTAATGCAGTAACAAGATCAACTGAGTTTTGGAACGTGCCACTGCCATCAGTTAAATTACTATGTCTTACATATACTCTTCCACCATGTAAAACATCAGGATCTACAGCTTTTGTCCATCTAAGTCTCACCAATTTATTGGTAATAGGCTCCATTGATAAGTTTTGAACATTACCTGGTGGTGTTGTCTTACCTACAGCATTAAATGTTAGATTAGTTGATGTTGCAGATAATTTTAAGGCTGCATTAAATGAAAATACCCTAAATTCATAAGTTCCTGCTTCTGTACCAATAAGTTCAAAGTCAGGTCTAAAGACAACTTCATTAACCCAGTTAGTATTGTTAAATCTGTACTGAACAAGATATTGACTTACACCTGTAACAGATACCCAAGATAAAATTAATTTAGTTACAGCAAGAGCATTTATAACAACAATTCTTTCAGATGCCTGTAAGTTTGATGGAGGACTTTTTGGTTCGTTTAATAAAGATATACTTCTTGCAGGTAAACTTATGCCAGATTCAATATTTGCATATTTACCATCAATATAAGTTAAAGCTGTTATTGCATAATTAATACCATCTTGTTCTTCTACTGTTATTACTCTAAAAGTTTGTGCTTCTAAAGTAGAACTTTGTAGTAACCAAATAGCATTTACATTTGGTGTTGCAGATAAGGCTGAATCTAATGTAATTACACTGCCTACAATTCCAGTAACATTTTTGGTTTCTACTGTTCCGTCAGGTAATATTACACTGCATTTTTTATTTGATCCAGTAAACGTATCCAAATCTTGTGTGTTATCTACAGTAATTTGCGTTGTAGTTGCTGCATTTATTCTTCCTGATCTTCTCTCTCCACCACGAACAGGATCATTAATAGAAATAACAGATCCAGGTCTAACTATTGCACCAGCATCTATTGATGTTGTAAAACTAACAACTTCAGATTCGTTCTGCTCACTAAATAATATTGCCTTACCTAGTCTTTGAGCTTGACCACGAGAAGTACAGGCAAATGCCTTTACATCTTTTTTGACTATTCCAAGTTTTGCCTGTGCAGCAGTATCTTCTACAACTTCATAATCTATCTCTCTACTATCCATATTGAAATAGCTGACAGAGATAACAGTATGCCTTTGTTTTAAACTGCTGCCAGAATATGAAAACCCACCTTCACCTACGTTTGCCAAACTAAATAAATAACTTGGATCTGTTGGTTTGTCCTGTGTAATAGTTACAGAACCTTCAGACCAAATAGGAAAACATCTCATAACACCAGCTAATTCATTTATCAACTGGTACGCTTCCATAGATCCCTGTAAATTTACATTACAGCTAAATCTTGCCTCTTGTCCTCCAAAACCATCTGATACCAATTCATTTGCATATCTACTAGCTGCTACAAAACTAAACAAATCTAAATTTTCATAAGTTTTAGTATCAGTTGATTGGTCAGGTGAAATCTGCGTTCCAAATCCGTACCTCTCAGTCGTGAGAAGGTCGAGTAGCACCATGCTTGGGCACGAGCACCATTGGGCTGCACCCATTGTTCCATTGAATATATAGCCACTTGGGTAAATAATTCTTCCCGTCTGTAAATCAACAGTAGGTGTACCAGAGTTAGATGCTCCTGCTCCTGGTATTCTTACCTTTACTCCACGAATACGAAAAGCTCTTTTTGGTATGGAACTAAACTGTTCAGAATCTATCCTTAAATTTGTATAAGCACTGTTTAAATATCTTTGTCTATCATCGACAATCTCACCTAAACTTGTCCAAGCAAAAGCATCAACAAGACTAGAAGAACTACTATCTGCTGTAACTCTTACAACTCTAATATCTACAGGAAAGGCACCAGTAATATTTACACGGTATTCTTTTTGGTACGCATCAGCAGTTCTACCAGTAATAGTGTCTGATAAAACATCATTAAAACCACCGCTATTATATTGAACTTGTATCTTTAGCTGAACAGTTGATCCAAGTAAATCTCCCTGATCTGTAGCTTTTTGTAGCTGTGGAAATGTTATTGTTATCTTTGCAGCATCTACATTAGTATTTGTTATCTGACGAGTAACAGGAGATGAAGCTGTTACTGTTACTCCTACACCAGTTGTAGATTGACTACTTTCAATACCTGGAATATGCTCTTGGTTTGACGTTCCAAAACGAGGTGTAAATCCTACATTTTGAAAGTTAAAATCAGAAGTCTGTGGGTTAGTATTACTGGCACTAGAGTTAAGAATAGGGGTATCGTTTAAAAATATATCTTTCAATGCTGCATTGTTATAAGCTGTAGTTCCTTTTGTAAGTCCTGCTTTTGATGGAGTAGCAAAACCTTCTATTTCTCCTTCAGATAATAAATCTTGAATTGTAGCAAACTGTCTACTATTTAAAGTATCAGGTGCTCTTGTTGGAGATGGTGGAGTAGGAGGAGGACCACCAGAACCTCTAATAATTTTATCTGTCATGCTGTTACCTGATTAGTGTCTATACCAGCAGAAATAACAACTGATCCTGTTACTATCTCACCATAAGCTATTGGGTGTGAAGTGCCAGCCCTAGACGTATTCTGAACCCCAGAAAAATTAAATGATATTCTTGGATCTTCTTCGTTTGAAAAATCAGGTAGATTGGGTAAAGGAAATAACATTTCACTAACACCCATAAGAGTTAAACCAACTCCTACATTAAAAGCTATAGGAGCTATAGTTCCTGTTAAACCAGCACCTCCAAACATTTTAAGAGCACCAAAACCTCCTCCAGTTGCAAGAGAAAAACCAATTAAAGCAACTCCTAATAAAGTTTTACCTAAACCTCCACCAGCACCAGCAATAACAGGAACAATACTTATATCAGATTGCCCTATTGGATTATGTAGCTCAGTTTCATCAATATCATAATCATCGACAAGCACTTGATAATGTCTGTCAGCCATGTGTGCTTCTAATTTTGGAAAATTAGTAACAAGAAAACGTATAGCATCAGCAGTACAATTTATTACAGCATCTAATTCTTTATGACCTACAAAGTCAGCTAATTCTCCATAAAGTTTAACTTTTCTGAGCATAGCGATACCTCTTACCAGTACATTTTAACAACCACTCAGAATATGGCTCTCTACAAGATAGTCTATCTGCTAAATGATGTAAAACCATATCTCCAAGAAAAATAGCTACATGATTTAAAGTTGGGTGCATTATTGACATTAATAACACATCTCCTTTCTCTAACTTTTCATCTGACCTAAGTTCTCTAAAACCTGTTCGCCAAGCATAATTCTCAAACAAGGGATCTTTTAAAAACTCCTGTGGTGTCATAGTTCTTGCATAGTCTTTCAGTTCTATACCCTTTTCCTGCTTATACCAATCGACAACTAAACTCCAACAATCAGTAACACCCCATACCCATGGTCTACCTAATAAATCTGGAACATAACCATCTGGCTGACATTCACCCCATTCTCCTGTTTTTGGATTAACAATATGCCAAGGTAATTTACTATGCTCGCAACTTATACGATCAGCTTGGCTTGGTATTGGAGGTGTTGATGGGTGACTATGAACAACAGCAACAATATCTCCTAAATTATCTGCCTTTACATAATCTTCTGGATTTAAAATAAACTCCTGATGATTTGTTATAGCTAAATTTTGACAGGGATAGTATTTTTGTTTACCTCTTATATTTAGTAAAAGTCCTACAGCTTCTTTAGGATCTTGGTCTTTCGCATGAACCAATGCGTCATCTTTCCAGCTCATTGCGTAAATGTACCAATGCTAGGAAATAAGGCACGAGTGCATTGACGTTTAGGTGCTCTAACTCCAGCCATATCAATAGCTCCTGCTAATTCAAATTCTACAACATTTCTGTTTTCGGCTGATTTTCTATCTACTGTATATATTTGACGCTTAAACTCTGCTGTAGGATCGGGTGTGCCTAGTGGATTAGTACCTCCACTAAAATTTGCAGCGTCAAGAAATCTTGCCATTGTTCTAATTCTTGTAAATGTTGCTCCTGTTAAATCATTACCAGCCGTTGTTTGATTAACAAGTAATAAAATAGCTGATATAGTTCCCAACGCATTACTTACAATAAGTTTTGGTCTTGGTATCTGACCACGTTGATATGCAAAACCTGTAGCCTCTATCGGAAATCTTTGATAAGAATTACCAGCCCAGACTATTTCACCATTTGCATTAAGATTAGATCCAGAATGAAATCGATA